GACGCCGAGCTTCTCCAGCAGCCAACTGGCCTTGCCGCTCAGGCTGTTAAAGAGATTAAGCGGCGCCATTAGCGCATCGCCCAGCGCCTGACCGAACGCCACGCCGACATTTTTACAGCTGTCGAGCGTTTCCTGCGTTGCCTTAATCGGCGCAATCAGATCGGTAAACCACTGCCAGATCCCGCCCAGTTTTTCTGAAATGAAACCAAAGGCCTGTAACAGCGGAGCGAACAGCTCGCCCAGCGGCGCGAAGGCCGCAGAAAGCCCCTCAATCACTCCGCCAAAGAAGGCGCTGATGGGCTCCCAGTATTTAAAAATCAGCAAAGCACCGGCGGCAATCGCCGCGCCAAGGGCAATAACCGGCCAGCTAAGGGCGCCCAGCACCGTCATGATGGCACCACCCACCACGCTGAATACCGTTCCCAACATTCCTGCGGCGGTCATGACCAGATTCAGGCCAGACAACACCGGCGCGACGACCATCCCTAAGGTGCCCAGTACGCCGGCAAATGCCTGTGCGCCGATAATCACGCTGACCAGGGTTTGCGTCAGCTCAGGGTTAGCGTTTACCCAAAGCGAAAGCGTGCCGACCCACCCCGTTGCGGTAGTGGTCAGATTGCGCAAAGCGCCATCCGATTTATCAAATACATCAATCTTCAACCCGTTCAATGCGGCCTGGAACCGGCTGATGTCGCCGTCAAGATTATCGGTCTGAACGGAAGCCGCGAGTGCGGTACTGCCCTGTGCTCCCTGCAGCTGCTGGCGTTTTTCATCAAGCGATCCATCACCCGAAGCGGAAGCCAGCACCCCCGCGGCTTTTATGGCATCCGGAGTCTGAACATGGCGCAGCATCGCGCTGAGCGCGTCCCCGGCAGCCGCACCTTTCATCCCTTTTTCCGCCAGAACGCCAAGCAGCGCGGTGGTCTCTTCAAGCCCCAGACCGGAAGCATCCGCAGCGGGCGCGGCGGAGGTGACGGCGGCCTCCATCTCAGCGAGGGTGGTATTTGAAGAGGTAAAACCGCGCGTAAGCACGTCTGCGATGCGCCCCGCATCCGTATTCGCCAGGCGATACGCGGCCTGCGTGCTGGCGATCGTATCGGCCGCCTTAGCCGCGTCGACGTTCCCCGCCAGGCTGAGGTTGACCGCTGGCGCGGTGGCCGCAAGCAGCCCATCGGCATCATAGCCTGAACGGGCCAGCGCGTTCTGAGCCCGAACGACCGTATCCGCAGGTACGCCGGCGCTGACGCTAACCTCCCGCGCCTGCTGGCGAATGGCCTCAAGCCGGGCGTCGCCCTTCTCCAGGCCAAGGCTTGCCTGTATGGCCGACATCTGCTTTTCAAAACTGATGCCGGGGGCCATGAACCGGGACGTCTGGTCAAAGCCCGCTTTGGCCATGCCCACGCCCGCATTAGCCAGCTGATGCACCCGTGCGGCAACGCGTTTGCCTGACTCATAGCGATTCTGAACGGTACTCAGCCGCTCCTGCTGCTGGTTGACGCGGGCCAGCGCATCACGCTGTCGGTTAAGCTGCAGCGTTTTATCGCTGATGTGGGTGCGTAAACGACGCTCATCCGACGAGAGCGTGCGCGTGTTTATTCCCGCCTGGGCGAGTTCAGCGCGCTGGCGCTGCACCGAGTAGCGCAGGCTGTTGTACTCAAGCTTAAGGTCGGCTGCCGATTTTCGGGCTGCGGACAACGCATCGGCCTGGGCCTGGGTGGGGTTTTGCGTATTCTTAAATTGCACCGCCAGCGCCGCTGCCTGCTGTTTCGCCAGGGCAAGCGACTGCTCCGTCACGGTGAGCCGGGCGTTTGCTTTCCTGAAGCCGTCAATACGCCCTGCCTGCTCATCAAGCGCCCCCAGCGTCGCCTGCGTACTGCGGATATCGCTCGCGAGAGTGAGGCTGGCGTTTTGGAGAGCGTTAAGCGGTCGGGTTGCCCGGTCGACTGCCTTAAGCAGCTCCTGAATACTGACATTATTACTCATGGTGATTTCCGCTTCGCTGCAGCGCTTTTTCGCGCCATAAGAGGAGTTCGGTCACGCTCAGGGAGTACAGCTCTGACGGCGGCCAGTGAAAGATCACCGCGATATCCGCCATCAGATCGTCGACCGACAGTTTTTCGGGAAATTTCAGCGAGCCGAAGCCGGTGACAAAAAACCGATCACCTTACCTGCAAAAGAGAGCAGATCGCAGGCATCCAGGCGCGCAACCTCATGCTCGGTCAGCGCCGGTGAGGTCATTCGCGGCAGCACCTTAATCAGCGCATCGACATCAGATTGCGCCAGCGACGCCAGCGATACCCCGCGCAGGGTTCCCGCATTGGGTTTGGCGACGGTCACCTTGTCGATTTTTTGCTCGCCGCGCAGAACGGGGCTATCCAGCGTGACGATATGTGGGTTTTCACTTTCGTTCATGGCAGTCTCGTTGATGTTGTCCATTTCGTTACTCTTCAAAAAGTTAACTTACCGGCCGGCAGTCCCGGCCGGTTAAAGGGTTACAGGCCAATCGCCTTACGGTGTTCAGCCAGACGATCGACGCCGTCGACTTTCAGCACCATGTTGATGATGTCGATTTCGACGATCTCTTTGCCATCGATGGTCAGCTGGTAGTAAGCGCACTCGGTGGACATCTTGGTGGTGCCGCTCTCGCCCTGTTTGTTTTCACCGCCATCAAACTCTTTGTGACGGCCGCGCATCACGATCTCGACGGCGGAGATTTCGCCCGTGTCGTCGCGCTGGAAAGAGCCGGTAAAGCGCAGAGGCACGCTGTCCGCGCCCGGAGAGGCATACTGCGCCCACAGCGCCACGTCCGGCAGACCGCCAATGGTCCACTCCAGCGCCAGGGCATCATCGTCGAGGCCGAGGTCGATAGAGACCGAGCCAGGCATACCGCCGCCGCGATACTTCTCCAGCTTGCGGGTGAGCTTCGGTAAGGTGACAGACTCAACAACGCCCATATAGCTCAGGCCATCGTTGAACATATTCAGGTATTTAAGTTTGCGTGGTAACGCCATGCTTCAGCTCCTTAGCTATTAACCGAATCTGACAGGTCTGCCAGATAGGTATCGGTGATGCGCTGGCGCAGGGTCAGGTTTTCCAGCGGCGGGACAGGGGTGTAGTCGTAATCGATATACAGTTTCCCCGCTTTCAGGGTGGATGCATCGTTCGATTCAGGGTCATACCAGCAGGTGCCGTCAACGATATAGCCGTTGGTTTTCAGCTCGCGGAACTTGGCGTTGATACCGGAAACGATGTCGCGGATAAGCGTTGGGGTGATAGGTTTATCCATCGCCCACGCATGCGCCTCCGCCATGGTATCGGCCAGCACCTGTGCGGTACGGGTGTAGTTTTCAAAGACGAATAACGGGTCGTCTGAGCAGGTGCGGTTACCCCAGAATTTGAAGCCATCGTTGCGAATCAGCGTGGTGACGCCAGCCTGGTTAAGCAGGTTCGCATCGGTGGCCTGCTCCTGAAGATCCCAGGAGACGGAGGCGCTTACGCCCGTGACGCCGTTGACGCCAACGTTTGACAGGGTTTTATGCCAGCCCATGGTCTGGTCGATTTTGGCGCGCAGGCCAAGCGCACGGGCGGTAGCCCAGGCCGTTGTCGTTGCGTTCGTGGTGGTATCCCATGCCAGAAAATCAGGGTGGATAACCATCAGCTCGCGCTGGCTAAAGTTTTTGCGGTAGTTGATTGCCTCAGGAATCGTTTTACAGCCCCATGCGCTGACGTAGCCGAACGCGCGCAGGCTCTGGCACGTCGCTGCCAGTGCGGTCGCCACTTCCTGAGAATCCAGCCCCGGCACGCCGAGAATGCGCGGCTTCACGCCGGTTACCGTTTTCGCGGTCAGAAGCGCCTTCAGGCCAGTGTATTTGCCGTTTTCGTCGGTGGTACCGATGATGTTAGAGATAGTCCCTTTCTGTGCCGCTTCCGGATCTTCCGGGTCGTCGATACCTTCGGCAACGCGCACAACCACGACAACCGGTTTGCACTGGTCAGCGATCGCCTGCAGAGAAGAGGACAGCGTCCCCGCCTTGCCGGCTTTCGCAATCGCGTTTTGCACGTTGGTAATGAGCACTGGCTCGTTTAACGGAAATGTCTTGTCGTCAGCATCGCTGGCCGTACAGACCATGCCGATGATTGCCGTCGAGACGGTAGAAATGGTGCGCGTGCCATCGTTGATTTCGATGACTTCCACGCCGTGGTGATAGTCGCCCATCCGGTTAACTCCTTCGTTTAGTGGTGAGGCTATTTTCTCTTGGGCGGAGGAGGTATGAAACGTAATGCCGTTGGCGGTAGGGCAGCACAACATACAATGAGCAGTTGAATTGATTTACCCGAAGCTTTGATCGCTGATGATAATTTTATTGTCTAATTAAACAGCAATGGTTGTTCCAGAGTTACTGGTATAAGAATTTTTTGAGGGAGTATTTTCTTTGTTATAGAAAAGTGCACCTCAATAACGGGATGTCCAGCTATTAGGGTGCACTATAAGTTGAATTTTATTTATTCGCTTAACGGTGATTCAGGCCATTCAATATCTGGTGCTGCATTGACGTCAATACGGTTTAGACGTACACGGTACTTTTTCCACTCCGTCAGTAAAATCGTCTCTTTATCAGTAGCCATCTCTAAATCAACAGCATCCTGTAACGGTAAGATGGCCTGAGTAGCAACAGACATCAATTGTGCTTTCAATGAATCGGCATGTTGAATAGCTTCTTCTTTTGAGGGCGGAGCTATATCGACCCACTCCATGCAATTACGATTGATATTGAATCGTGGCGTCTTTCTGTCTGGTGACACCATAAATGATTCATATTCTGAGTCGGTTATTTTCATCAGATCTGAGGGAACAGAAATACCTTGCTCTTCGTATACCTGAACAGTTTCCTCAAGGTAAAAACTACTCTCTGTATTACTAAAATATTTATTCATATCAATAACCCGAGACAATTAACGAAAATGTTCCAGTGCAGTTATGGGTTTCAATTTTCACCTGATTTTTCCCAACCGGAGTGCAAAGATAAAACGAGTCCGAGTTATTGCCTCCAGAACCGTAATAGCTGACCCCCGTCCCCAAAATGCCATTAGGGAATGACGTAGGCAGAGTCACGGTGACGGCGGTGTTATTACCAATAGAGATCCCTCTTACAGCCTGCATGAAAACAGCTCCATTGCCGTGTGTGTAGTAGGCGTTGTTATTACCCGTCGTCGTTTTCCCAACGCCGTATCGGGCATCCGATTCTGCTTTGGTATAGGCCTGGCCTGCAGGGGTATAACTCCCTTTAGGCTGAAATCGTCCGTCGCTCTCTGTTTTGGTATATACGCCCGTTTTCGCCATGTAGGCAGCATCCGATTGCGCTTTGGTATAATAACGAGCATCGAAATACTGAAAATTTGTTAAATTCAGCTTACCCATGGTGACATCACCAGAAGACAAGCTAACCGCTAAAGGACGAAGGCTGTTATAACTGCCGTACTGGTCGCCGCTATTAGTCAGCATGAGATACAAATTGCTACCATCCTGACGCCAAAAAGCACCGTAGTTGCCATAAACCATACGATAGCTATTTGCCGAAATGCTTTGAAATTCAGCTGAATTTCTTACTACCCCACTGACTGCGGTGCTGCCCGCCAGGGGGATCGCACTAACATCCACAGCCGTTGGTTTATTGGCCTCATCATACTGCCTGGTCCAGGCTGACCACACTCCACTGTAAAGCGTGCGAATGTATGTGCGAGAGCTGTTATAAATCCGGTAAATCTGCGTGAAACCAGCATGCTTATAGACTTCCAGCGAACCGGCATTTGCCTCAGGGTAATTTTTCCCTGTTGCGGCCTGCGCATTTGCTGGCTGGTAATACAGCCCTGGTGTCGTGTAAGCATTTAAGTCAGCAGCATTGCCAATTCCTACAGCTTGACCGTTAAAAATGTCCTGGGCAGTAATATTGAAATCATTTGTTAGCGCATAACCATTAATCTTTCGCCCTGACGGCACGCGCCCGCTGGCATTATCATTCGCGGCCTTAACCGCTCTCGACGTCGCGGCAAGTGTCTCGGACGTACTGTCAGTCGCGTTACTGAGCTGAACGATGCCCTTTTGCGTCGTTGTTGCATCCGCAGCCGTATACTTCCCATTAGCCAGATCATACGCGACCTTCACCGCCTTCGGCGTCGCTGCCAGCACCTCGGACACGCTGTCGATCGCGCTGCTGAGCTGGACAAGCCCCTTGCGCGCCGTAGTGGCATCCACCGCGGTGTACTTGGCATTTGCCAGATCGTACGCAGTCTTCACCGCCTTCGGCGTCGCCGCCAGCAATTCAGACACGCTGTCAGTAGCGCTACTGAGCTGAACGATGCCCTTGCGCGCCGTCGTCGCATCCGCTGCCGTGTACTTCCCGTTAGCCAGATCGTACGCCGCCTTCACCGCTTTCGGTGTTGCAGCGAGCACCTCGGAAGCACTGTCAATGGCGCTGCTGAGCTGCGTAAAGCCCTTCGCAGCAAGGGTCGCGTCCGGATGGCGGCGCGATTGCTCATGCTCCGTCAGCTTCTCGTCAACATAATCCTGCGTTGCCATCACCGTTGAGGTGTCAATCGTCAGCTCGACGGATGCGATATCGCTTACCATGATGACCATTCGCAATGTCTGCGCGCGACCCGAGCCCTCCACCAGCGTGGGTTTATAGCTTTCAGCCATATTCCCGACCGCAATCAGCGTCCCGGTATCGTCATACAGCCCCATCTCGCGCATCCAGAAACCGCCAACCTCTGGAGGGATCAGCAGCTCCGCCACGACATAGTTTTTATTCTTTTTGTCCTGGCTGATTTTATTCAGCGCATGGCGCCAGACTTCATTGATGAGTTTCGTCTGGTTTGCGTTTGGCGTTGGCAACGTGCCGCCACCGTCGCCAACCGCCATCGCCGTAAAATTGACTTTCTTACCGTTCGGGACGGTTGCTGCAGCCAGTTTTTCGGCACCGGCTTTGGTGATAACCGTTTTATATTTCACTGTCATTGTGCTCTCACTTATCCGGGATAAACCGTGATGATGTCGCCGTCATAGCTCAGGGCGCCGGTATAGAGATAACCCGGTATGTCCTGGATGATATTCAGGCCAATAAGGTGGCGGCTGGCAGGCTTCGCATCGGCGATAAGCCTCTCCATTTCGTAATACATTTCCTCGGTGATGCCCGTGTCTAACACGCCGATATCAAGGCGGAAGGTGCCGGGCGGATCGTTGGTTTGCCACCACTCGGTAACGTTAATCAGATAGCCAAGCGGCTCCACCACGCGACGCACGGCGCCAATCGTTCCCTTGTGGGCATGAATAAACCACGCGGCGCGGATCACCTCCCGCTTGGTGGCCTCCGGCCAGTTCTCATCCCAACGGTCAACCGAAAACGCCCACGCCAGCCAGGGCAGCAGATTCGCCGGGCAGGTATCCGCATTCCAGAGTTGGCGCAGCGGAACAGGCGTATTTTCGATGTCCGCACAGGCCCGCGCCGCCGCGACCTCAAGCGCCGATGAGCCAACCGGTAAAAGGCGGGTATTACTCATCGTTTCCCCCCACGGTTACGCTGTAGTTGCTGCACCATGAGGCCTGAGTTTCATCAAGCACGATATCCGCCGCGGGGGCGGTCAGCTCCACCCGCTGCACACCTTCCACGTGAAGTGCGGCGTAAATGGCTGACTTGCGGATATCACGTCCAAGCCGATGCTGGGCCGTGATGTAGGCCTGTAGCCGGGCCCTTGCCGCGCTAAGCACGGGTTCAC